CTGATTTGATTGCATCTTCTGCAAGCACCGAGCAATGTATCTTGACGGGCGGTAACGCAAGTTCTTCTGCGATATGTGAGTTTTTGATGGTCTGTGCCTCATCCAGCGTCTTGCCCTTGAGGAGCTCAGTGACAAGGCTAGAGCTAGCAATAGCACTGCCACAACCATACGTTTTAAATTTGGCATCTGTTATGATTCCTTCATGCACTTCAATCTGTAATTTCATCACATCACCGCAGGCTGGTGCACCTACCATACCTGTTCCTACATCTGGACTATTCTTGTCCAAGGTGCCCACATTACGAGGATTTTCGTAATGGTCTAATACTTTTTCTGAATAAGCCATGTAAACTCCAATAGTATAGTAAAATACTAAAGTATTTATTATTGTTTGTCAACCGGAAGATGTTCTCTATATCTGTATAATTGAGATTCGTCTATAGGAGTAGTGTCAAAAATTGGTTTTGGTAGGTTTTCTTTAAATTCACCCAGTGCTGTATGCCATCGTAGATCTTGTGGGCAAAACTCACATTGTGCTATATGTTGATCTTTTGTAGCGGCAAATTGTTGTAATTCTTCTTCACTGCAATCAGCTGATAATGGTTGATAACTATACAATAATTCTCGTTGACGATCGTCTAAGCGTAGATCGAACTGCTGATCAAAGTCTGGTAAATTACTCATAGCAGGACACTTATATAATTTACCTTGATACATAGTGTGATCATGTTTCATATCGCAGGCTGCAAATGCTTTTACTGGATTACTGCGGTGTAAAACATAATGATCGTTCTGTTTTATTACTGTACTTTGATGGAATGTAAATGCCTCAATGAATCCTGCTTTATATTTCCATCTTTCTTTAATTTCGTCAGCAATAGCGGGATCGTGTAAGCTCACTCCAAAAGCAACATTATATTTTTCCCAGAAGTTCATATGTTCTTCTCGTTGATATGTGCCGTTAGTCTGTACCATAATAACAGCATTAGGCCACAATCTGCGTAGATTACTGACCCACAATTCTAAATCCGGGTTAAGTGTAGGTTCGCCACCTATGATAGTAATACGTGGTAAATCTAAGCGTTTACTCCAAGCTTCATATGCGTCTGCATGATCAGCCCAGCGTTGATGTCCTTTGAAATTTAAATCGTTAAAACGGTTACAGCCGCGACAACTTAGATTGCAGACATTGGTTATGTAAAACTCTACTACAGGAAATAAACGAATCATCTAGTATTTACTACTAGAATCCAGGTGCGCCGCGTTTTTTAGCGGCTTTTTTTGCCATGTTTGCGACAGTGTCTACAGGTGCGGTTGTAGCATCACCTGCGGGAGTATTTGTGGTCGTAGCATCTGTATCATCTAGTTCGCCAGCTGGACGTAATTCTATATAATCTTTGTTATAGCTTTTAATAAGATTTTTTAATGCTGGATTTGTTTCATTAGCTGAAACTAGTGCGTCATAATCAAAGGTCTTGTCTGTATTGAGCACAAGATTAATTAGACTCTGTGTTGAGATTTTTGGGAGTTGTTTCTTATCTTTGTATCTGTGGCGAATAAGCTCCAGAGCTGTTGTTAAATTAGACTCTGGAGTATTCTTTGGACTGTGTACGAATTCATCTAAGCGCACGATTATCTTAGTTCGCGGCCAAGTTCTTCTGCACCACCAACTGCGGCGTCAGTAGCACCAAATCCGTCGGTTTCGTCTTGATCTAGATCGCTACCCGGTGCTGGAGGTAATTCTGTATCACTACCACTTAAATCAGCTTGATCGCCTGGCATAGCCATTGGATTATTAAGTTGTTCACCAGTTAAGATACGCACACCACCATCGACACCTTCACGTGCTGATTGTAAGTTACCCATCAGTGTATCTAATGTAGAGCCTACTGCGTTTTTAAATCCGTCAGCTTGTTCTGAACCAATTTGATCGCGGATGCTGTCTAATAATTCTGGTAGTTGTTCGTTTTGCATCTTACCAACTTTTTCGATAGCATCTTGTATTGAATCTACCATGTTCTTAGCGGCTAGTAATACTTCAGCATTACCTACTTCGCCTTCTACTAGAGTTTGGCGATTTTCTTCTAACCAAGTATTCAATCCTTCTTGGACTGTGAGTAGTTCCATATAACGTGGATTCTTTTCTGCTGTGTGTAAGTCCACACTGTGGCGGATCTTGTCTAAGTTTGCTGAGATAGTTTCACTTAGACGTTCTGCTTTTTCAACGGTTAGATTACTGAAATTAATAGCAAAACCAAAGCGGCTTTCCATTAATTTGTTAATCTTACGTGTTGATTTCGTAGACATTTCTGCTAGTTTCATGGTCAAATTCCTATTTAGACTTTAATATATTTAGCCAAGTTTAGGTTTTTCTTAATTTCTTTTTTAACTTGTTCTATACGATGCTGTATTTCTGTATATCTATTGCTGTAGTATTCTTCACCCCAAGAATCACCTTTAGTCTGCGCTTTTTTATAGCGTAAACGATATAAACTAGCTTCAAATTCCAATTTGTTTAATAGGCTATCGTTGTCACGTATTTCCCTAGCCAATTGCGTTTGTTGTTTATACAGGGCTATACAGTAGAATATAGCGTCTTTACGATTGAAAAAATCAAATGCCTGCTGACCTTCTACCATCACACGCCAGCAGTGTTCATTGATTTTAACTACACGATTAGCACCGACTAATACATCCGTACCTATCTGATAGCAGAATGGCAGTTCTGAATCTTCTTGGGCTAATCGGGCTAGTTCAGACTGGGTAAATCGGCGGATTTTTTCAACATCAAATTCAGCTAACGATTTTTTTGTAGTAGATTTTGCCATCAGTATTGGTTCGAGTTAGGACATCTTTGACTGTTAGATTGTTGGCCAACAGTTGTTCACGTTCATCTAGGTGGCTTTTTGGAATAAGGGTATCACCAACGAAACGATCAAGTAATTCGTTTTCTTCATTGGTAATAGGCAATAATAGTTTGTTGGTTAGTTCTACAATCTTCATGCAAGTATTTATGTTACTTGAAGAGGGCGTGTCCGATAAATCCGATAAGTCCTGCTAGGATTACACCCAATACGCTGACTAGGACGCTGACGCTTTGTTTACCGCGACCTTCTAGTTTCTCGTCTAGACTTTCCTTGATGCCAACTAAGTAGCCTTCAAGTTTATCCATACGATGTTCAAGATTCTGTAGTTTAGTTTCCAAGTTGCTGTACCTTACAGCACATATCTCAACGTGGGCTTCTAGACTCTGTTTTTCAATTTCTGATGGTTTGGCCATCTCGCTTCCTCTGTGTAAGCGATGCTGTTCTTATGAGCCTTGACGTATGCCTTAATATGTGCCTTAATGAATGCCTTAAGCATCTAATATATTTAGTTGTTGGGTATACTTATAAAGTATATGTTTTTACTTGGACCGTTTGTGTAGAATATCGGCATGGGCGGTTGTGCAGTTTCATCTAGTCCTAAGATGACAGGAGTATGGCTAAAGTCATTTTTAAGCACACCATAAGGATCTCGATCTTGTAGATAGAGATTTTCAAATTCAACTTCAAATTCAAAAGTCCAAACGCGGTGTTTGCCAGTATAGCTATCACCAAATTCAAATTTTAAAAGTTCTTTAGTTTCTGTGGGTAATTGTTTGCTAGACATGATCTGTGTTCGTAATCCCAATACCTGCATGACTGTTTCCCAGTTACGCTGCTTGTTTCTCATGCGTTCAAGCTCTGGAGTATACTTGGTTATATCTGTTTTGGTAACGTCAACTAGAGTATAACCACGGTGGCGATGTATTCTTGGATCTATCATTATAAGAGTATTTATTGACCAAGTATTAGGTCACAAAAAAAGCACCTTACGGTGCTTTTATGTTGAGCTTGGATTAAGCTACTGTGAAACTTGTACCTTCAACTACCTGTGTACCGCTGATGTCAATAAGATTTCCACCTGCTGATTGTATCGCTGTATTAGCGTAAGTAAATGTTGTTGATGTTAAGCGTGTTGCAGCTGTGTTTGCACCAATTTGACGAATGCGATGTTGTAGATCTGCAGCACTTACTTGTTTATCTGTAACAATAAAAATATTAGCTTGGTTAGTTGCTGTAGAACCAGTAGTGTAGTATGCTAATGGATTAACTTCATCAACGATAGATTCTATCACACCACCAGTTAGTCCTGAGTCAGTAACTAGATTCGCACGGATCGCTATTGAATTATTAACTGTGATCACGTGTAATTTTGAGTTGACACCGTACAATGTACCTACTGTAGTCTGCGTACCAACTAAGGTATTTGCTTGACCTAATTTCCATTTCTGCAATGTTGCCATTTGTATATCTCCAAAGGATCTTTTTATTATTTATGCGAGATCATAGAATATCAAGACAAAAAAAAGCACCGCGAACGGTGCTTTTTTAAGTTACTATCAGTAACTACTGATCTTACATACCTTCTAGGTCTGTTGGCTCAGTAACTGTTACAGTTTGTGAGTCAGATAGTGTAGCTACGCCACCTGATAATGAGAATGTACCAGTATCTAACACTTTAGCGATTGCTTGAGCAACTGCGCCGATTGAAGTGTTAACGCGATCAACGATCATGTAGATTTCGTTACCATCTGATTTGAATTGGAATGTACCAGTGATTGAACCTAGTGCATCGCTGATCTTAGCTGCAGCTGCGTCTGAAGCTGCTACTGCTAGACCTGAACCACTTAATACAACTTTGTATACTGATTGAGCTGTGTTGCGTTGGATTGTACCACGAGCAACTGCTGTTGGGTTAGTACGTGTAAATGTTGCCATTTTATTTCTCCTAATGTTTGTACGCTTTCGCGCATACTATTATTTAGTCCAAAAATAAAAAAATAACTGAGTAGTTATTGGCGTTTAAGGAAGTTAGTGCGGCTGAACTCTAATCTGTCTACTAGTTTAACAGCACCCCCATCGTGGCCTATAGCAACAAAACCCTCTGGTGTGGTTACCTTATAGCCGTCGTTAGTTTTTTGGAAGGTGCCTATGCCTTCTACCTGTTGTAGTTTGCGTAGGAGCATGATTTTCATTTCAACTATGCGTTTATATGTGGCTAATATACCAAGCAAATTATTAGCGTTATCTGCGACCCATTGTTCTTTTTCTTTGATCTTGGCTAGGCGATTCTGTGCCGCACGACTAGTGACGACATCTATATCTTTAGTCATCAGCTCATGATAGTACGTCATGAAATCTTTTAGGAAAGCTGTGGGTTCTGCGGCAAAAGTTCCACTACGCACAGTTCTGTTAATATAGGGTTTGATATTGCGGGCAAATTCTTTGTTGGTTAAGATGATGTCGAATCTAGCTTGACCAATTTTTTCCATGGTATTATATGTGGCAGTCAGCATAGATCTGATCTTGCGATCTTCTGTTGGTGTTAGACTAGCGATACCTGTATAGTCTTTGTAGGTAGCATCATCAAACCAAACATCTGGGTGTTTGTTTAAGCCCTGTATGTTTACCATATATCCAGCACGCATAGATTCTAGACTTTCTCCTTCATAGCTGGTATGGAAGATGATGCCTAATTTAGCACGTGCGATACGTTGTCCTAATTCACTATCTGTTGGCACAGCGTAAGTTATGGTATTTGGTGTAAACGTAAGACATTGCTCACCATTGATGTCGGCTGTTTCTACCCAACCTTCCTTGAATAGTAGATCACCTTGTATGACTCCACCTATGTTTAGTTTCTTTAGGTGCTGTAGGGCACTGGCTAAGATTTCCGCTAGCTCGGGTTGATCACCGTAGAAACGTTCTATGTCTCTGGCAGTTTTACAAACCTTAGGTTCTGCTTTGGCGAACACACTTTTAGTACCTACAAAGAAACGACCGTCAGCAGGATCGATACCGCAGATGATAGCCGGACTTCCATCCCACTTGACTGTGAGTTTAGTAGTAGTACCTGTGCCTTCTGCTAACATGCCGCGTAGGCTTTCTACATAATCTAGTGCGGCCATAGCGCCAGCATGGCCTTGATTAAACACTAGATCTTCTAGATGTTCAAGATGAGTGTTCTTGCTTTCTGTTAGCAAGAACTCTGGAGTCTGTTGTTTTATTTCAAATAGTTTCATTTGGCTGTCTGCATTATTTTAGCGTATCTAGGATCTGAAGGTTGTATGAGTTCTTTGCCTATTTGTATTGGTTCTTGTTTAGTTGATGGGGTAAGTCTCTTAAGACCCAATGGCATTGGTGTCTGTGGTTTTTGTATAACGTTTATGCCACTACGTTTTAATCGATCAATAACATATTGTGTGACTTCCCAGCGTTTTTGTTCATTGCCAGTTTCACCTGATCTAGGTAATTGTGATGCTACGTATTGATCGGTTATTTGTGTGCCACTACTAGCCCGTTGAGCAATGATATCTGCAAATTTATCATACTTGGCCATAGTAGGATCGCCAGCAGTTTGTGGAGTCTTAAGGGCATTTTTCTGTCGGTCGTATGTTTGGACTGTTTGTGGAGCGATAGCTCTGGCAATACCTTTTAAAAATCCCGCTTCATTGATAATTTCATTAATCTTCATCTTTGATCTTCCTAATGCCGCGAGCAAATTTAGCAGGATCTTGACCCTTGATAGCATTAAGAAGACGACGCTCAAGCTCAAGAGCTTGTTCGGCATCATAGTTTTCACGGATATACTTGATTAGATTAATAGCACCATTGATGATGTTATTGGCACGGGACTCTAGGAGGTTATCCTTGTCTTTGTGCGTGAGTAATTCGTCAAGCTCTGTAAGTATGCTACGGGTGCGTTTCTGCACAGTTTAGACTCCAATTTAGTATATTTATCGAAGATTAAAATAATAACATCGCAAATTCTGGACATAATTTCTCAAAACTTGTATTTCTAATTTTATCAAGTTTATCGATATATTCCAAAAATTTACCGTGATCATCATCGCTTTCTTTTAAAGAATAGACTAAATCCAATAACATTGGATAACTTTTAAATTTTTCTATTAATTTAGATTTACATGCACTTGATATATGATCGATCGCACAATCGCCGATGGCTTTTTGAAATATCAGTTTGGTATTATCACCCAATCGATTAGCATTAAAGGCAGATTGATGCCAGTCAACTAACTCATTTAGATAGTATAAATTTAAATATCCCCATGTACAATTAACGTTGAATAGATGATTTACAGGCATATTATCGATATACCAATTGAGATTGCTTGTTACTTCAGACCAATTTGCACCTGTGCGTTGATAGTTAAATCGTTCGCCAATATCATCGATACTAAAATATAATTCAACTAATTGACATTCACTCCATATTTCTAATACTCGATCGGATACTCTTGTAGTTCCATTAACGTTATAACATATACGCAGATCTGCTAACCCTTTAACAGATTTAATTTGCTCTAATAGATCTATGTGTGTAGTGGATAATAAAGGATCCCCGCCACCATGAAAATGAATATTTTTTATTTCTGATAAAACTGCTGGGTTATTTAATTTAATTTGATTAAATTTTTCATGTTTAAATTTGATAATATCTGTCTGGGGATAAATTTTCTCATAATCTGATATCCACGCGGTGCTATTATTTGGTCCGCATATTATGCATTTTAAATTACATAAATTACCTACACTGTAGTCAATGCTGACTGGGCTTGTTAGATTGATGTTAGTGTCTTTTCTGTATTGCTCGTATAGTTCTTTAGAACTTAAACGTCTGCTTTTAAGACCGTGAGTTTCTTCATGGTAACATCTATGGCATTGGGGAATTGGTTGATCATTCTCTACTAATTTTTTTAATTCCTGATGTTCTGGGCTATCCCATACTTCCGATATATCTAATCTATCAGATGTTTTTATAAATCCGTCGAAATACGAGCAGGGATTGTATGCAATTTTGCCGTTTGCAGACCAAATGGCGAGATTTTTATAAATCTCATAGCAGAAATATTTTTTATTCTGCATTAAGTTTTTCTATGCCAATTATTGGTATATTAACTTTACTGTCTAATATCCACTTAATCGCATTGGCTATTTCGATTGTATCTAACCAGTCAGTGTGTTCCTGTTTACCATCATTCAATCCGCCCACAGTTATGTGTGTAGTTTTAAATTTACCAGAACACATGCTTAAACTCATATCTCTAAGGGCACGTTTTTGCACACTGTATAAGGGAAAAAAACTATTACGACCTTCATACTCCGCTGTGCTACCTACGTTAAAAACATAGCCTTCTGTCCAAAGTTCACGAGTAATTTCTAAGATTTTTTGTTGGGCACCACCTGATATAAAACTGCTGTTGATTAATACATTATAATTTACAATATTTTTCTTAAAATGCTCCTCATCAGATAATTCCCACATTCTTAAATCATATCCTGTTGTTCGGCAGGCAAAATCAGCTGAGGGAAATACTTGTTTAATAGCACGAGCAACAGTAAAGTCTTGAGGATTTCCGGTGCATAGTATTTTATAATTATTCTGCATTATTCTTAAGTCCAGCTAGCATACTTTTTAATTTACTACTGTCCACACCGGCCTGTATCTTGGGAGAATCTTCTGATGGTGTTACACTACTGCCTGTTTTGATCTGGCTTAAGATGTTTGTTGCTCCAACTCCACGTAGGCCGCTTTCCTGTGCCTCTTCACCTGGATCAGTGATGCGCAGAGTTTCTAAATCATACTCTAGATCCACCTTCATGCCTACGCCACTTGAACTACGTGTCTTCATAAGTTGTAGTTGATAGCGACCACGCTCACGCATAGCACGGCTTGTAAAGATACCAAACACGTTGTCTGCTGTGTTAATCTTACTCAAGCCACCTGCGATATGGCTATGATCAAATTCGATTTCTTCTACTGCACCACGATTCAACTGTGATGCTGTGATCATTAAAATGTTAAGTTCTTTAGCTAGATTACGTAGTTCTTCTGATACATATTTGTCTTTGACAAACAGATCATTTGGACTGACTTTAGCACTGACCGGCATGACCAAATCTAAATAGTCTACCATGATAAAATCTAATTTTTTACCTGTCTGTATCTGTAATTCTTTAAGATAACTACGTATCTGATTTACGTTTGATTGTGCTGGCATATACTTGATACGCAGGCTACCTGACTTTTTACCAGTCATCTTGATCTTCATCTCAACAGTGTCTAATTCTTTAAACACTTCTTTAGTTGAAACGTTGGCTACCATACTATCCATACGCATAGCACAAAGTCCTTCACTCAACTCTAGACTTAGATATACGCCGTTGAGTCCCTGTGTAACCCAATTGATACTGATGTTCTGCATGAACAGACTTTTACCTGAACCAGATCCACCCGCAAAGATGTTTAGTTCACCACGGTTCATACCACCAAACAAACGCTTGTCTAAAGTTGGCCAACCTGTTGATACTTGTCCGTTGTTGCTCTTGATTGCCATCAAACGAGCTCTAGGATCTTCAAAGTATTCTGTGCCCAAATCTTTCGTCAGACTGATCTGCACTGCATCTTTGATCAGTTTCTCTACAGGGTCATACTCACCCTTTTCCAACATGTCTGCAGCTTTAAGGATAGCACGTTCTAGTTCATTACGTTTGGTAAAGCCTTCAAACTCTGCCAAGAACCAACTGTAGTGATCTTCTGACAGGTCTGGCACGTGTTTGCATTCAACCCCTGTGACTGCCTTGACCTGTTCAGCAGTGGGCATGGCTTTGTGATCATCTGTGTGTGTTTTGATAAACTTAGCTACATCACGTAAGGACCTATCAAAGTTTTCTGGATTATAGATGTTCTGCACACGCACATAACTCTGTGCGTCTTGTAGCATCATTTCTAAAAATAGTTTCTGTAGTTCTGGAGAGTATTCTTTTGTCATATATAGTTAATTATACAGTTTCTTTTTCATCAATTCAATCTTGAGTTTGCTCGTCTGTTTGCTGTCTAAGATAGACTTTAGCACAAACAACTTGCCATATTTACATACTGCTTCATTGATGTCTTTTGAAGTTTCTAACCATACAGGAAAACTTACACTCCATCCGTATTCTATAGCATTGTTAATCATCCGAGCACCAGCACGATCCTTGTCTGCTACTACGATAACTTCACGACCTAATGATTCAATTATATCTGCTTGTGTTTCATTACATTCATTGTTCAGCACTGCTACCCCATCTACGCTCATCGCATCAAACGGTCCTTCACAGACTATGACAAATTTGCTGTCTACCAGTTGATTGTTCATGTTAAAAACAAAGTTGGGTTCATAGTGACTATAGTATTTTGGTTTAACTCCATCAGCAAATGCTCTTGATGTATAGCCAATGGTCCGACCTTGCCAAATACAGGGGATAATCACACGCTGATGTAGGCTATGATCTGTTGAGTCAGTCCAAAGAAAATCATATTTTTGTAAATCAATTTTACGATTTTTAACATAGTCAACTGCCGAATTTAATAGTCCAGGAACATTTTGAAAGTTATCCAAGATATGAAATGACAAGAACTGTTGGAAACTTATAGCACCTTCTGGTAAGTCACGGGCTTTGAATTCAATACGTTCTTCTTCATCTTCCTGTTTAACCTCTTCAGGATTAACCAATTTACGGACACGTATTGCTTCAATAACCAACCGTTTGATGTCTGTGTCATCTGCACCTAACCATTTTAATAACTTACGGAATTTAAATGTTAAGTGTCGACCAGGTTGATATGATGCTTTGAAGTTACAGTTGAAACAGTGATAGCTGACACTGCCATCTGGATTGGCAGTCAAGCCACCACGACCACGGGTATCTGCTGTTTCACCGTTATGATGACAGCAAGGTGCGTTGAAGCTGGTCCAACCACTGGGTGTGGTCTTCTTCTTAGCTGGTAATATGCTTTTTATAAAGTCTGAGATAATGTTCAGCATACTAATATTATACGCTGATTTTTTGGTTAGATCAAGAGTTTTTGACTAGAGACCGTAGGTGGCCTTAGTATTGTTGTAATTTTGTAGTACCTCACCAGCTGTAAGCGCACGATTATATATGTGTACCTGCCCAATCCTACCTCGGAGCAGATTGCCAGCACCAAATGCGGCTAAGTTCGTAGAACCGTTGCCTGAGTGTGCTGTTTTGTTAGCAGTGTATGTGCTGTCCTGGGCACCATTTAAATAGAGAGTCATGCCGACAGTAGTATTAAAAGTCAGAACCGCATAATACCAAGTGCTGAGACTGAGATTAGCAGTACTAGGATAGGCAGTATAAACACCCCAATTGGCATGGCCACAATACAATTTTTGAGTACTGGCCATAAACATAAAATGTCCGCCTGTGTCACTGCTGACTAAATTATTATCATTAAAACCATTAAGATAAAACCAAACGGATTTAGTATAATTTGTAGTTGGTACTACTCCTGTTTTAGAACCTGTACCGTATTGTGTTGTTCCGTTGAAGGTAAAATAACTTGGCGAGCCTAATGTATATGTCGGACTATTGACTAAAGTTATATTTGCTGTGTTAGGCGAACTATCTGCCCAATTAGTGCCAGAACCGCTGTAGGACACTGAATCTAGCCACATGGTCAAATTGGCCTGCAAAATACCCGTAGGAGTGCTGCCGTCTTTAATCGTTCCACCAAGAATTGTTCCGCCAATGATCTGCATTATAGTCTCACTATGCTGATATAACCAGCGGTGTTATTATAGAAGCCTAGGTTAGTGATAGCTGCACCATTGAATGTGCTGTCACGATCAAATTGTCCGTCACTGGTCGCTACACTGGTAGCATTTGCATCAATATAGCTGCCGCCGCCGCCACCTGAATCTATAGCTGGGTTCGCACCACTGTAAGTACCACCACCACCTGAGTATCCACCTCCACCACCACCTGTGATTGGACCGGCGCCGCCGCCTCCACCAAATCCACCAAAACTTGTAGCAGGTGGGGGGTAGGCCGTAGCACTTATACCCCCCACTGCTTTGAATTGTATGCTGTTACCTGCTCCACCGCCCTGACCGCCACTGGTAAGGAAACTGGTATTACTTGACCAACCCGTGCCGGCATTCCAAACAAGGCCGTTGCCTGACCAACCACCGCCACCGCCACTGTCATAGCCATTGTTGCTGATTGTGCCATTAACATTCACATGTGTATTACCACCTAGGCCATTTACGCCGCCAGGAGCACCCACACGATTTGCTGTAATAGTTGCTCCACCATTACCAGCACTATTGCCACCACGGCGAGTAGTTGTACCATATCCGCCCGGAAATATCACAGTGTTACTGCTCCAAGTTCCACAAGCACCACCGCCACCTGCTATCACCAACGGAGTGACATTAGCGAATCCCACGCTGGCGATGTTGCCTAACATGACAAAACTACCGCCACCGCCCCCTGGACTGCTGAAACCTGTGGTAGAGGTATTGGCACTAGGCTGTCCTACTACCAAAGTAATCTTTTGTCCTCGCTGTAGATTAAACACACTGCTAATTACAGCACCACGTCCAAATGCGTTGGATGCTAGAACATTACTGGTCCAACTGTTGGCTATACCGCTGCGACTACCTGCGGCTATGATCTGATAAGGTCCTGTGCGTGGAACAGTCCAGATTTGGAATCCACGCCAATCGTTAGGCACTGTGAAATATTCTGTATTGGTTATCCAAGTGTTGCCTGCATTGCTGTAGATATTATACAAGTTGCCCAATGTAGGACCACCTGCACCAACGATGCTTGACGTAAAGGTAAAGGAACCAAATGGGTATAGATCGCTTTGATCGTATATGCTGGTACCGTAAATAGTTGCGCCTTGGATTATCATAATCCGTATAATCCTCTATTAGCATTGTAATTTTTTAGCACCTGTGCGTCAGACAGTGCGATGTTGTAAAGTCTAGTTATACCTATTCTACCATTGAACCATTGTGCATATTCGCCGCCATTATACGATCCAATATATAGATTAGCTGAGGTGTTGAGTATGCTTGAAAAACTGTGTGAAGTTGATCCTATACTACTTCCATTGATATATGTTTCTAAACTATTAGTTGCTATATTTTTCCAAACATAAACCACTTGCACCCAAGTGTTTAACACAGTTTGGTAGTTTGAACTGTTTACAACTGTTGTGCCATTACCAATTTGAGCATATACAATACCGGTGTTATTAGTTCTAATACTGTATGACACATCAGCTGACAGACCACCTGGATCAAATTTACCTAATATTACGCCAGCACTACCTGTTTTAAAAGCAGTAGTATTAAACCATGCTTCCATAGTCCAATCACCAGTGCCGGGTTCTAGTAAAGCATTGTCAGCAATGGTGACCTGTGACGAAGTTCCGTTATAATCAAAATAAGGGCTAGTGTAGGTAATGTTAGACATAGTACCGTTACGAGCATTGTCAGATAAGTCATATACTGTTGTACCTGAACCTGGATAACTTGAAATATTACTAGGGTCGTAATATAACACCAGTCCGTCAGTTACGTATCCAACATCAACTATATAAGTGCCTGTGAGTGTTACGCCTGATATCAGCATGGTTAGCCTAAGTATGTCACTGACCAGTTGTCGTTTTGGTCAAAGGTCACATTACCTGTTAATATATTAGCACTTAGGTATTCACCTGCCGCCATTATAACAGTACCGCCTGTGCCAAAGTGTGTGGCTGTACCTGTGCTGGCATCAGCCTCCCAGAAACAGACAATATTACCACTGCTGTTTATTCCGTTCTTTAATACCGCAATCTGGCTGGTGATATTAGTATTAACACGAGCAACTAAACTTACTTGATATATACCTGCCACAGGTGCTGTAAACTTACCATTGGTATCATTGTAATAACCGCCTTGGTTAAATACCACTAAGGTTTGTGGCGATTTGAGGTTAACGTTGCTGGTTGTTTGTGCTGGGCCAGCAGTTCCATTTACACGGAACGCTGGGCGAGTTGGCATAACAGCACCAAATCCACCAACTGTGATATTACCTGGGAATGTTACATTACCATAGATGTCAAATGTCGTTACATAGGTATTGGCAATGATACGTGTGTTAGCTTCGTTACCTACTAGGTTACCAACTGTGGCATTACCTGAGACTGCTAATGTCGCCAATGTGCCAACTGCTGTGATATTTGTTTGGCTAGCTGTAGCAATAGTGCCAATAATGTTCTGTGCTAGGACGTTACCAGAAGAATTGATCGTGCCTGCATTGACCACACTGGCAGTCACGTTGGCCACTGTGTTTAGGCTATATGCTGATACGGCATTAGCGATTAAGTTACCTGTGGTGTTTAATTGAGCTGCGAATACCGTGCCAGCTACACCAATACCACCCATGACACGCAGAGCACCTGTGGCTGTGTTAGTAGCTGCTGTGGTAGCTTGTATATTAGCTGAGGTTGTCTGTACGTTGCTTGACTGTACAGCACCACCATATAGTGGGAGATATGTTGCTACCTGTACGTTGCTGTAACTGCCGCCACCTGCTGTGACCTGTGTCGTTCCATCAGCGAAGGTCAATACTCCACTGACCCCTAAACGGATATTTGCTATGTTGCCTGAGTATGTTGGCAAGTATGTGGCTACGTTTACGTTGCTATATGAACTAGGTAATCCAGTCAATTGACTGCCATTACCAAATAAGTATTGAGCAGTGACATTACCAGCAACTGTTATGTTTGAAGCAGTTACTACACCAGTGTAGGTTGGTAGATATGTGGCTACTTGGACATTACTGTAACTACTACCAGTTACCACGCCAGTCAAGAACGCACCATTGCCGTATAGGTAACCTGCGGTTTGTATATTACCAGCTGTGAATAATCTTGGAACTGTGACGTTACCCAGATTGTCAAACACACTCGAATAACTACCAGCTTGTAAGGTCACATTAGGACTTGTGCCTGTAACATTACCAGTAATACTAATGTTACCTGTGATATATGCGGCTGTGATATTACCAGTTGTGTTAATTGTTGCTGTACTAAGATATACGGCTACGTTGACGTTACTGTATAAGTTATAACCTTGGCTGTTTAAATAAGCCGCGGTATTAACATTACTGTAATTGGTTAATCCATTGGTAGTAATCAATGCCGCTACATTAACATTACCGTAGTTTTGGAAGCCCATCGTTTCAGTATAAGCTTTGACATTAATATTTCCATAGATTGATTGGCTAGCCACACTGTCAACATATCCCTTCATACCAATGTTTGCAGTAGATACACTGTTGTCTACATAACCTTTCATACCAAGATTAGCTGATGTAACATTGGCGTTATAGGCATAGTTACTAAGATTAGTGAACACTTCAACTTGAACGTTGCTGTAATTACTACTTGCGGCAATACCAGTTAGTAGAGCACCATTGCCAATGAAGTAACCTGCTGTGACATTTCCTGTGACATAAGCAGTTGGTAATATGACATTACCTGTGGTATCAAATACGCTGTTATATGATCCTGCTGTTAGGGTTACGTTTGGTGTCGTACCTAGCAAGTAGTCTACACCCACATTGCCTGTGTGGCTTGGTAGGTAACTTGAGACGTTAGCATTGCCATAATTTTGGAATCCCATTGATTCAGTGTAGGCTTTGACGTTTACGTTGCTGTAGTTAGTACCACCGCCACCTACATTAGCGTTCCACGCATACAGTGATAGGTTTGCTGTGGCTGAGGTTAGATAACTGTTAGTGGACAAGTATGCCGCTACATTAACGTTACCGTAGTTAGCAAAACCCATAGTTTCAGTATAGGCTTTGACATTTATATTACTGTAGGTCACAGGAATTACGATAGTAGACACTGCATTATCCACATAACCTTTCATGCCCACATTAGCCGCCGTGATTGCCGCTGATTGTATTGAGTTGCCTTGATCTATGTATCCAATAACGCCAACATTAGCAGCCGCAATCTGTTGTGACTGTATGGTGTTGGCAAACGCTATGGCCGCATTGGCCGCCGCTATGTTATCGTTAATTGCTGTGATAGTTGGGCTGGTAATATTACCTAATACTAGGTCATCATATATGGCATCAGTAAAGTCTACTGTGGTACCTACGTCTTGTGTTACATTACTGAACAAACGCCATTGATTAGCACTGGCATCACGGATTAAGCCAGTGTGCTGTAATACTGAATTTATATTACGATGTGCTGTGATGCCAAGATCCACGCTGTTATCAGGATTTAAATCAGCAAGGTTGATGATATTATCGCCAATGGCTACATTATTAACACTGATATAAGTCACATTACCGTTGACGAATAGATTACCTTCGATCGTTACATTACCACCAAATGTTTTTGCTGTGCTGTCTGCAAGATACGTAGATACTTTAGTATTACTATAGTATGATTGGCTGTCTACATATCCTTTCATACCTACGTTAGCAGCTGTAATACCAGTAGTCTTTGCATATCCTTCTGTGGTTAAATATGCCGTAACATTTATATTACTGTAGGTACTACCTGTATAAGCTGTAGTTTGAGTGGTATTGTCGGCAAATTTAATACCAGTATTGACTTTTAGATTACCGTCAGCCGCACTGATCCTTAGATCGCCCATGTAAATACTAGTTGGACTCACATATAGATCACCAGTCACTCTTAGGTCGCCTGCTACGGTCATGTCACCACCAGAACTGATACCAGTGTCAGCACTCAATCCACGTGACCAGTAGACTGGATTACCATAGCTGTTTTCTACAGTAGTATAGCCTATTGCGGTTCTACCAAACTCTACACTGAACTTGTTATCTGATATAGTAGCGGTAGTACCTGCATTGTTTATTATATTATTATTTACATACCAAATAGCATTATCGATATCATAGGTTAGGATGTTTGGTAATGCTTCTCGGTTTAGGTAGTCATAAACAGCCTGGTAACCACCAACAGATCCTCCTGACCCGCTAGCTATTAACCAACCGTAATCGTTAGTAGATTGATAGTCTAACAACCAATCCTGCCATTCTTGTGCTGATGTCAGAGCTGGCAATGCCGGAGTATAACTCCAGCTGGTCGACATATTAGCAGTCCAATCAATGGTTATACTAAATGTAGATCCACTGTTACCAGTCCAAGTATAGGTATTTGATCCAACTGTTGGAGCTGCTGGTCCACGTGTGATATCAGGGCCTCCGGAATAGCCACGTATTAAGTATGCGACATTACCTAGGTCGCTGGCTGTGGTAGGTATAAGGTCTATGCGCCTGAAGGTAGCACCTGTGGGTGAACCTGTGTAAGATTGACCAATGTAGTTACTATTATAGCCTGTAGGATCTGTGGCATAGTATGGATAGTATGAGTCATAACCCACACCACCATCGGTAATGGTGATGCTGGCGATATTACCAGTGGTATCTAAGGTACAGACAGCGTTAGCAAATCTGCCACCTGACGTATCTAATGCTGAAAAACCTGGTGTAGCGCCTCCAATTATGAGACTATTTTCATAAAATTTAGCACTTCTTAGTTGATCCCATACGATAGGAGCAGTAGTCCAACTCTTGAGGTTAGCTGTATAACCAAAGTTATTGTCTACATAATAACTGCGAATCTGGGCGAAATCTGTTGGTGCTTCAAATTGCACATTGGCGAATCCCACCGCACCTGTTGGTGGACTGATCGCCGCACCTGTAGTTACTAATCTACCACCTTCTGTAGTAATGGTAGCATCACCTAAGAAAATAGTATTACCACTTAGATATAGATCTCGCCAACGATGTGTGTTATCTCCTAAACTGTAGGTAACATTAGCACTTGGGACGATATTTCCATCAAAGCTGGTTAGATATGCACGAACATTAGCGTTGTCATAACTTGTTCCGCCTGCTACGCTGTCCACGTAGCCTTTCATGCCTAGGTTGGCTGCCAGGATTACTGAGGCTTGTATGGTATTGCCTAGATCTATATATCCTTTGATGCCTATATTGGCTGATGCTATTTGTGCTGATTGTATAGTATTGGCCTGATCGACATAACCTTTCATGCCTAAGTTGGCCACAGTTATGTTAGCGTTTACAGACGAGATTTGATTGTTGATGCTCGTGGTATTTGTTGTAGTAGCGTATCCACCCACGGTACTGCCATCATGAACATACAGCGTCCAATCGGTGGTATTGACTACCAACTCGCCAGCCGCACCAGTATAACTACTGATCGCTGTTGAATTACCGCGTCTTAACTGTAATCTTCTTGGTGCAGTCATTATATCGTACCTAGGTCAACGTTGCCACTGTAATCTGTAGTGCTTGAAGTAAATGGATCTGTTTCAAATGCTGGGTTGATGTTTAGTTCAGCATAGACTCCAAAATTATCATTGCTGTATGTAGGTGTTTCATAAGTGCCATCATACTTTAAGAAAGCCAGTTTGTATTTGTTCTGAGGAAGTGTATTTAAGAAATCGCTGGTCAACATGGTACTGGCAGTGGCAGTCGTAACATTGCTCACAGTCACGCCGACATTGGCTACAACGTTGCCTTTTAAGTAATCAATAATATAACCAGTAAAGGTCAGGCCCGCGATATTAGCGGCTTTTTGATCCTGATTCTTGAATTTAATGGTTATGGGATTGTCTGCTCCACGGTAGATTTCAATTGGTCTTTGATACACGACACGGTTCCTCGTTGTTATAGCGGTGTTGCCATAGTCCAAAATCTGAACGGTGAAAGTATTTGAATATAAATAACTTGTGATTAATGGCAATTTTGCTTGATCCTTTAGTATATTTATCGCGATTCATATGGAAGACAGTTACAAGAAACTCCTAGATCAATACCCTTTTATCAGCTACATCACCTACGGCGGTAATGATTATATAGGAATCATACAGAATTCAGACGAAATCATCACCACTATCTATGACTATGCGGCTCTGCGCACTCTAGCACAAAAGAGTTTGTTTTTAGAGCTAGCAGATCAATGGTGGTGGGAAAGCAATAGGCTAGTGCCTATCAATGTATTTTTAAAGCAGGATTGGGTGGAATTCCGAGTTTGTTTGAAAACATTCAACAGCAAAGATGTAGAGATCAAACACGGACCTTATGTAAGCCTAAAAGAAATATCAAATAAACGTAGTAAAAGGCGTAGTATTACACTGGTTCGCAAAGTAGGTTAAGATTTACCACAACCAGAGTCGCATAAGCTACAGCATGCGCCTTTTTAAAACTATATTCACCCTCAACCTTATCCCACACTGTATCTGCAACTTCCTTCCAAGTTTTGCCAACTAGATGTCGTTTACCTGGACGTATTACTGCTAGAAACATAGCCAAGCGTGGAATAGTATCCACAGGCTCTGGCATTTTAAGCAAGGTATCATAATGATTGTTGATATGAATTAGTTGGGAGCAAATCGCAGGATCATATAGCTTAGTCCAGTCTGGTTCCTGCATGAGTGTAATCAAATGCGCTTCATCTCTGACTTGTTTATACACATGGACGTTTAATAAGTCTAGTTTCATATAGCCACGATCTTCTGCGGCATTATAATCTAAGCTGGCAGATCCTGTGAATGGATCTACGGGTATGTCTGTAGCATAAACACCAGTGTTATGACGAGTCAACTTACCATCTCTGATAATGCTTGCTGGTGTGACGTTTAACAAGCGTAATACCTGTTCACGATCAGCAAAGTCTATGTCAATATCACTTTTAAATTTCATAAGCCTGCTTCCTTAAGGATGGTCTTAACCCATTCTGTGTCCGCTACATAATCTTGAAACTTACGTTGCCAGTATTCTGGATCAATCCAAGGAAGTATTATTCCAATCTGTTCTTCATTTAATCCATCAAGGAAATCAACACCGCTGGCACAGTTATAGACAATCCAAGGACTAACCCTGCCATTAGCGATATGATGGCAAATGCGATTAGCATTACCAAACCTAAAGTAATCACTAAATCCGTTTTTAAACTCTCCCAATTCATCTGCATAATCCTGCATCTCCTTCAGAGCACGTTCAAGCGCATCTTGAACTGCTTCTTTACGCATATATTGTTTTAAATATTCTAGATAGATCTTCTCATGACACCAATGATCAAGTTTTTTGTTTTCTTTGATCACATAGTCTATAAACATACGTGGATTAACAGCACGGATACCTACCATATGGCGACCAAATTTGACGAATGCACGGTAATAAGGACTGGCTACAAAGTCCACATATGACTTCATCTTGGCTGACCCCTGTGTGAGCTCATAAAAACGTAGATATGCTTGTAGACCAAACTGCACTCCAGTTTCTTTTTCCTGCTGCCAGCGACGTTTTTCTTCGCAGAGATGCGCCGCAAGAGTTGATTCCTTGCGGAATTCTTTGGCGCAATATTTACATTTATAGCTCGGCTTTAATTGATTTGTCATCAAATCCGAGGTCTCTTGCCATGTCTGCAATATCTCGTTTATCATTGATTTTCGCTAGTAGTTCTATTTCGTCTGATTTCATCGTAGGATATATCTTGGCCAAGAATTTTTGACTTTTGTTATCTCCCTCTTTCTTTTTTGCTTTCAACCAATAGTGGAACTGATTACCCATCTGTGGACTTACTGTAGTACATGTTAACCATTGTAACTTGGTATGGCGATTGATGTCAAAAAAGTGTTTGTTCACTCGTTCATTGGTGGCCATTAGATAATAGGCCTGCATATCACCACTGCCTGATACATTAGCACCGTATTTCAACATTAGATAAGTTGAAAAGCTCTTGCTCTGCTCATCAGTAAACTTGTCATAGTAAGCACGATCTTTGCGATCGAATGCAGCCATCTCGTTACCGATGTATAATGGATCTGGATTATTCATGCTTTATTATAACACCTATTTCGATATTCTTCAAGCTCAGGAATATAGTCTTTTAATCGAATGTTTCTCGATTGATCTAATTTATCATTAAATTCAAAAAATTCTTTAAGAATTTGCGTGTTAATTTTTGGATTTTCGTAATATGAGATCAATCCATCAATAAAACTTTTTAACAATTGGTCGTTTTTGTAATAATTTAATTTGGTTATTTTGACTAATCTATCTTTTAATGTGTGATCAAAATAATTCAAAGGATTTAGTAAATCATCTTTAAATTCTGCTAAACTGCAATGAACTAATGTATTAGGAAATTCTTCATCTAAAAATTTCAATAATTGATCTAATCTACTTATAGTATAAATCGATACAACAACATTAAACACAACTTTATGTTTATGTTCTGTCAGATAATGTGTATTTTCTATGATAGTATCCCATTCGCTAGGCCATCTGACATAATGATTTATTTTTTCAAATCCGTCAATGCTTACAATAAAGTGTAAATTAGTAAAATGTTTGAACAATTCTTTTAACTTGTCACTGAATTTTACAGCATTGGTATTGATTAGAAATTCAAAATCTACATTATTTTCATCGATACATTTTTGTAAGAATGTATATACGTCTGGCATTGCTGTTGGTTCACCACCTGCTAGATATAATTTTTTTAAGTTATCAAATTTAACAAAATTAAAATTAGTGTGCGTAAACTTTTGATCTGCGTCGTGCAAACCAATTTTAATGTATTCTTTTTCTATTAGATTACTATTTCCAGGGTTACAGGATCTACATTGTAGATTACAGATGTTGCTAGGTCTTACTTCATAATAACTAGGAGTTTGTATATTGATTAAGTCATCTAATGATTTAAGATTTAACCTATTGGCCCACTCAATTGTTTCTTGTTGCCTGGCGCTGAGCATACCTTTATTTTCGTAATTATAACAACTTTGACAATGCTCTGGTATTAATTCACCAGACAACATTTTATTTCTTATTTTTAAATAATGTATATCTGAATTATAATTTTCTAACTTGTCTATGGTCGTGATTGGTTTAGACGATCTACAACAAACAGTTGTAGAACCATTTTGTACTAACAATTCAATGAAGGGGAATATACAAAAACTTTTATTAGTCTGAACTAATGATTCAAAGAATGCGATGTCTTTAGCTTCTTCAGTATTTTGATAAACTACAGGGATAGAAGAATTTTTTGCTACTTGTATTGTAGTATAAAATGCATCAGGATGTGACCAAGTCTCTTTGGGTTGATTTAAAATTATCAGAGTATCAAAATTATCAATCAAATCTAATAATTTACCAAATTCTAAATCATAAACACTTGAATGATAATATCCTGTCGCGATCGGTAAATGTTCAATAATTAATCCATGGCAGACTGTATTATCTACTTTGGCTAATTCTCGCGTTTGTATATCAGTATCTCTGGTATTGTTGCCAAGACACAATATTTTTTTACTAAAACTCAATTATCTACCTTTACGTAGATAGTTTAAGATCTGTGCCACGCTCTGTTGTAAGTCAGCGTATTTGTTTTTAAGTGTTTCTAATTCTTCTGATTGCCTACGCACACGATCTTCTAACTGTGTGAATGCAGCCTGGCCTTCACGTATGGTCTTGTCATGTGACAACAGATTTGGGCGCGGTGGCGCATTTGGATCAACCTCACGTTTCTTTTTCTGTTTGAACATTTTTGGATTAAACATCTTTATATTCCTCTGAGAGCTTATATATAATTATACATTCTTCCACCGCATGTTGTAAAGCCTTATTTCTATTACGGTGTTTATAAATGTCAGTCCACATGCGTTGTTCTACTAATTCTCGAGCTTGCCAGCTTTGCCCTATCATTATGCGTTCTGTAGTTCCTTCTAATCGAGCATAGGTAGTTAGCCCACCGTCTGGGCTTTCATATATGTATGTGCCACCTGGTATCAAATTACCCATTACCAATGCCTGATAATACCTGCAATAATGAAGAGATTAGTTACGATATATAGAGCCACTATCGCTGTTCTTAATAGTGCAACTATGTCTGCTTCTTTATCTGTAATTCCCTCTTTTTGGCCTAGAGCTTTGGCCCAGAGTCTCCACATGCTCAATCCTTTCTTTACCATATTTTTCCGTAATCCACTACTTCGCTTTGTCTGCTTATGTCCTTGACAAAGTAAGCACATAAGGGATGTTCACCATCTGTTATAGGTACTGCCAGCATCTGTCCAGGGCGTAGTTTTGGAAAATACCATTTGACATCTTGATAGATATCCACGATCTCAATTGGGTGGAACTCTGGTTTGAAGCTGTCCAAGGGATTGAAACAGAATACACTGAATCCACGATCGTTAATACTTGTTAATGGTATGACTTCCAAGTCACCAAAGTCTGGTTCACCTATGAGTATCTGCCAATCCACAGGCATCTTAACCAAGTGACTGCCGATACGCAATACCAATGCGGGACTGTTAAACGATTCTAAGAAGATCAGAGGTATAAAGAAATAGTCTGGATTTTTCGGATCGCTGTTGTCTAATATAGCGAAACGCAGATCCTCAACTTCATCTGGAATCTCATTCATCTCATAAGCGGTGTTTTCTAATGTTAGTATATACATAAATTATTGCCAATCGGTCTTTTCAACGACGAATGGGTAGTTAGCCTCCTTGTAAAATTGCTTTCTTTTAGTTAAGTGCCGTTTGGCAAACTTGCAGGTACTTGTTATATCCCAGATCTGGACGAAATCTTTGTCTTCAGCTTTACGAATACCTCGACCAATTGACTGGATAACTCGAACAAAGCTCTTACCAGGCTCAATGAGCACAAGATTAAAAATACGAGGAATATTGATGCCAACAGCGGCAACACCGTAAGTGGCAACAATAACTTTGTCGTCCATTTCTGCAACTTCGTCATATTGTTCTTTTCTATCATCTGCTTTAGTACCTCCTGATACAAATACTGAATCCTTTATGCGTTCTACCAAGGCTTTTCCTGGTGCTAGACGATCAACTAACACTAAAGTATTACCTGTCTTGCGGATCGACTCTACTAGCTTGGCTATATAATCCAATCGGCCTTCTGTTTCTAACAGATATCTCAACTCACTTTGATAATCCTTATATTCTACATGATCAACTAGTTGTAGGACGTTTACATGACAATTAGCTAATACTCCTTGCTCTTGTAATTCACTGGCACTTAAACGGCCAATAACGTCTCCTATTGAGCACTTTAGGCTGATAAATTCGTAATCTTCTTTAGGAATCGTGCCGGTTAATCCCCACCTGATAGGTATATGTGCCATTACACCAGTAAGTAGAGTTTTAAGCGCATCTGCTTTGGCCATGTGTACTTCGTCAACCATAACACAGACAACGTCTTGTAAGAATTCACCAATAGTGACATCTACTTCATGATTGCGTGATCCTTTGAGCAAGATATTTAGGCTCTGCCAAGTGCAGATAGTATGTGTGCGTCCAAATTCTTTACGGTCACCAAAGTAGACCCCAACATCTAATCCCATGTTGATATAGTCAGCTTCTGTTTGTGTGACCAGACTCTTGTTTGGAACGATGACGATAGTGCGTCCATGTGGTTCACAGCTATAACTTAATGCGGCTGTGATTAGGGTTTTACCTGCACCTGTAGCTACTTCTTGTAGGCATTGTGGATTAGCTAGGAACTTGTTGATGATCTCAACTTGATAATCTCTGAGCATGATCGGCTGTCCTGCCATTGGGTGCTTGGCTGGCCAAGTGATGTGACTGAATGTATTTTCATCTACTTGATTAAACTCATATTGAGTTTTATAATCTCTGATATCTTCTACTTCTAAATTATATCCCTGCTTGTCTAGGTAAGCAATAATCTCTGGCAGTAGGTTGATATAAGTGCTACCACCTAGTTGGAAGAAAGCCACTTTACCATCCCACCGCCCTAGACGTACCGCAGGTAGATAACGAGCTCCCGGAATCTCATATTTGAACTTATTTGATAGTTCCTTACGTTCATGTAAGTCTAGTCCCTCTATCTTTACATTCACTTCATCTTTAATTAATAATTTTGCTGTGGCCATATAGTTTATTATAATGTCTTTATTTTAAATTTCCAAATTTTTCTAAACTTATTCTTTTTCCGAAGCATTCAAATCTTCATACCATCGCAACAGGTTGATTAATTGTTCTGTATCGTGTGCCACCTGCGAACGTTTTTCCTCAGACTCTACGTGTGGTAAAGTAAGCTCACAAAGTTGTTCTAAAGAATATTCATCGACTCCGCTAGTGATGATATGGTCTACGAAATTTATTCTTGTGGCTGTTCTGTCAATCATGACATTTACTACTTTATCGATTTCTTCATGATATGTTGAAAA